TTCTTTGTTGGTTGTGAATTAGGCTGCTGCAACGATGGTCAAGATTGGTCCGGCTTCGCTAGCCGTTCCGCGCTCGTGGCAATTCCAGTCCCATCGCATGGTCGAGCGGTATGCGATTTGGTCAAGCTCGAAGTACCGCGAAGCATCGGCAGCAATCGACAAGCGACGACGCATTCCAAGCGTTGCCGACATGCCCAAATCGCCGAAGTGTGCAAACTTAGAGGATCCGGTAATCGTCTTGGGCATCACGTTGACGAATACAACAGGATAGCCGAGGAATTGAACAACAGGACCATTGCCAAGGTCGTCTTTGTTGTTGCCCCCTAAGGCCAGTTGCAATCGCCCTAGGACGTTCGACCAAATAGCTTTGTGGCAAAACCAGACTGGGTTGATTCCAGGGAAATCAGGAAGCTTTCCGACAGCATCCTGGAATACCGCGATGGTCTGCGTTGCCATTGTGTTGCCGACGCCAGCCGTCACAATCGATCCAGCGTTGAGGACATTTGCCAGACCTTGAACGCCGTGGTTAGTCGCTTCGCCGTTGCCCAAAAATCCAGCCGTGTCAGCCTTGAGCGCTTGAGCCCTAGCGATTGACGTAGCGAGCATTTCAGCGATCGAAATAACCGCATCGTCGTTTAGTTCGCTTGGCACTCGGGTTAGCGTTCCGAACTTGCGAGCGACCAAATTGACCGGGCTGAACGTCGCATCGCTGGCCGTGATTTCGTCAGATTCGCCGACGGCGTACGCCGTGACATCGGACAATTGCCGAGGCACGCTTAAAGTGTCCGACCCCATCGGGTAGAGCCTAGAGTAGCGAGGAATTACGCCGTAGGACTCGAATAGAGCGATAACCGCGTTTTCAAATTCAGGTGGAACAAGCGTACCGCCTCGAAGGTCGTCGCTGCCGCTCATAACTGCTTGTACGCCGTGATCCTTGCACCATTGCTCGGCTTTGGCGTCCCTGTAGATCGTCGCAAGGATGTACTTGCCGGATCGATAGGCATTCAATTCAGCATCTTCACCCTTGAACGCCACAAGTGGCTTGTGGGCTTTCGCCTGTGCTGGAATCTTGAACGGCTTTCCGGTTGACTCGGAATCGGCTTGAGCCTCTCGGACTTGTCGCACTGAATTAGAAACCGCCGATTCGATCCGGATTGCCCGCTCTCGCTGCGTTGCAAGATTGGTGATCTGGCCAGGGTTCTTGTCGTCGCCGACGATGGAATCAATCTCGGTTTGCTCTTCGGTCGAAAGCTCCCGATTGTCTTCCTTGGCGATTGCTTGAATCGCTCCTACCTTGGCTTGCAAGGCTTCGATTTCTTTTTGTAGCTGCGTTGCACTCTTCACTTGGACTGCCCTTTATGGGTTGTGTGGCAGTCTAAAAACCAAGATAGCGGCATGACTGCCACGGGAAACTGAATCGTTTTGAACCGTGTGTCACTGCCGCTAATAAGTTGCAGAGTTGTTGGCACTTCTGGCCGACGCAATAAATCTAAACTACTCGGCTTGGCTTGTCAAGCGTTTTGAAAACTGAGCCATTTTTGCCTGAAGTAAATTCGCCCTAGCTTGGTCAAACTGCGAGGTCGCTTGCTTTTTCCTCCGGTCGTCTTTGCCGCTTCCGTAGCGAGCCGTAGCAAGGCCGGATGCGATAGCCGCATCGACGTTGTACCATGTCTCGGCTGCCATCAAGGCAAGGATTTCCGCAGGGTCTTTGTCTAAGAATTCGGAGTAGATTTCCACCTGGGATTTATCGTAGCTCTCAAGCGCCGCTAGCCCCTTCCTGATATCATCGACGTTGCCAAACGGGGCCCCCATCGCCCGATGAATCATCACTCGCGATCCGCCGCCCATTAGTCGATTCTTGCCAGACAAGAAAATCAAGCTAGCCGCCGATGCCGCTAGGCTGTCGTTGACGGTTGTGACTTCCCCGCCGTGGTCTTTCAGGAGGTTGAATATCGCAATCCCCTCATCGGCCGCGCCGCCTGGACTGTTGATACGGATCGTCACTGCCTGCGAGCCGAAAGCCTTGAGGGCCTTTAGCACGCCGTCTTTGGTAATCGGATCTTCTGCCCAGCCATCTCCCACAAGGCCCGATAGATGGATCTCGTTGGTTTCGTTGTGTATTTCGATCATTCTTGCAAGCCTTTCAAGCTAAAAATTCGATTTTCCCACGTTTTAACCTCAGTTTCGACGGCTTTTTTGAGCGAATCGCCACCGTATTTTGCTGCTAATCCTGCGAGGATCTGCGTTGATTTCTCGCAATGCTTTCTGGCTAGATCGCGATCCAAGCCAATCGATTCAAGGCTTTCGGCTAGCTTTGCTTCCCATCGCGGATAGTTTTTGCCGATCCAAACGACAAATTGAGCCTTGCCAGACGCGTTGATTGCATTGTTGCCCTCAGTCCGAATGAGTCCACGCAGCATTTGCTCGACAGCTCTATCGTTTCGGGCTTGCTCTTGCGTGTCCTCTTGGCCGTCTTTCGGCGTGTCTTCGGATTCTGGTTCGGGATTGTCGCCCGACTGCTGGATATTCGGGTTAATGAACTCGTCGCCGCCAACGTATGGATTTAGGTCAAGCTTAGATCGGCATTCGTTCGGGTTCATTATCCGCGATGATACCGCCACCGAAAAAGCGTCGATGGTTTCCTTGAGTGCGGTTCGAAGTATAGCCCCCGTATTAAATTTAAAGTAGGCTTTGTTTAGCCTGATTTCCGTTGGTGTAAGCAGCTTCATGTCGCACTGTTCCTCAAACTGGACTAGCCACCGGTCTAGGCACTGGAGATAAGCAATCTGCGTTTGCTCCCTTGAGTTGTAGCTATCCGTTTCGCCGTCCCCCGGCATCCCTTCGAGCCCAAATAGCATTCCTATATCTGCCCGGTTAAACTTTTGCAAGTCAACGAATTGAGCGTCTGAGTTGCTCATTGAAACCGCATTGGCCTTTACACCCTCGCGTAGCAATCCCGCTTTGCCTGCGTTCTCCGATCCGGCCTCTGCTGCGTTAAACGCATCGATAAACTTTTTGGCTTCCTCGTCTTTTCGGAACATTTGAGGGGGAGCCTCAAGGAATAGCTTTCCGCGAAAGCCCTTCGCGATCTGTCGATTTTGAAAATTAATTGCCTCTTTCGATGTACCGAAAACAATGTTCGCCAAATCGAGCAACCCTAGCCCGTCTACTCCATTCCATGAGAATCCGCTGATGTGCAGAACGTCCGAGTCTCGAAATACTATGTAGCCGTTATTGTCGGTATCGTAAGTATCGAATAACTCCGTTTTGCTTTGGTCTTCGGGCTTGTAGGCGTGATACTTTAGGCCCTCGTGGATTACGGTCCAAGTTTGTTCGGGCATCATGGGGATAATCTCCTCGATGCTGTTGCCATTGCGTATGATAGCCGCCCTTCCGTTGCCCCTCATGATTGCATGGCTCAATAACTGCTGCTTGAATACCGTTGGGCTTTGGATCTTATTGGGTTGCTTTCTCAGCAACCTGTAGCCATCATGCTTGATGTCGTTTTCAGCCCCTTTGCCAACTACCTTTTTTACGTCGATGGGTAGGCGTGCGAAGTCCCCGGTTAGCTTGTTGTGCGCGAAAAACGCCGGTGGAATACCCATAGCGTCCTTGATGCCGACTTTGGCCGGATTAACATCCCAGCCGAATCCAGCCCATTGAATCAATCGAGAAAGCATATCCATTCATTCGCTCCTAAATGACGTAAAGTTTCCCGGTTGAACGCTCAGGCTGTAGGCTTGCGATTCGATAAGCCATCACCGCTGCGACGATAGGGTCGATCTTGTCTTTCGATTTGGCTTTGTCGAACATCCACCGATCCTGCCGATCCTTGGCGATTATAGCATTGTTTGCGCACCAGCGCAGTAGCTTAGAATCGGCAAAGACTAATCGCCCCTCTTTCATCAATTGAATAAAATCTCGGATAGCTTCGTTAAAGTTGGCTTGGTTCTGCGCCATCCTAGCTGCTGTCACGCCGGACTTGGCTAGCCGCTCCCCTAGCTGCTGCCCGTTGTACGGATCATACGCAACCGTCCCGATGTCGTTGGCTTCAAGGTCGGTCAATAGCGATTCGGTAAGATCCTCGATAGGGTAAGTCGATTTGGTGATCTCCTCATCAAAAATGAATTGCGAAAACGGCATCGCGGTTAGGTCGCGGCTGCTGTTGTCGGCGATGTAAGCTTTTGTGCGGATCTCATAGCGGTAGATCGTCTTTCCATCGTCGGTAACGTCCACAGGAAACCGAGCGCACAAAGCGTAAGCCGCCAAGTCGTCGCGTGCCCCAAGGTCAACCCCGGCCCCGTAGCCGTCAGCCTGGGACCAATCCGAGTAAGGTTTGACGCACCGCTCGAAGTCCTCAAGATCGAAGGCTTTTTCGATGGACGAGACAATACGATTGCCGTGAAATCTATCGAGCAGATTCCGACCGATGGCCGTATGGCGAAACTTATTTACCTGTTCGCGAAGATACTCAGCCTTAACCGACACGCCTAGGTTTGGATTCGATTTAATCCATGTCGATTCATCCTCGAAGTCGTCATTCTTGTCTAGCTCGTAGATGAGTGCGAAAAGCGTTTCATCCTTGCTTACGCCGGAAACCACGTTAGTTGCGTAGTTGTATTCCTGTAGCCACAAGTCCGATTTATCATCGCCTGCGGTTGTGATAATTATATGCAACGGCTGGGAACGTGAGCCGGACCCAGTCACCATCGTATCGTAAAACTTTCGATGATGCTGGCCCCATGCGTGGACTTCATCCATGACGACGCAGTGCGGATTCAATCCGTCGAATGGTTTGTCGCTGGATACTTTGCGGATGTACGAGCCGTTGTGAGTGTAGGTTATCGTTTCATTCCGAATGTCGGTACGCAGTTGCATTGTCTTTGACTGGCCTACCATGCGTTCGCATTCGCCGTAGGCAATGTTTGCCTGCTCTTTTTTTGTTGCGGTCAAAAGGATCTGCCCGATTGCTTCCGGCTTGTTTGTTCGCGGGTCAATGTCGGCCATCGCTAGGTAGTGAGACAAGCCCGCTACGAATGTCGTCTTGCCATTCTTTCTGGCCATCGACCAATAGACTTTGCGAAAGCGTCTGGTTCGATCCTCATCGCGACGCCAACCGAAGATATTCCATAGCCCGAAAATCTGCCAATCCTCAAGTACCAAAGGCTTGCCTGCGTACTCGCCGATTGAGTGCCTGAGGACCAGCGGAAAGAACTCGCACACGCTAGAGGCTTTATCGGCATCAAAGTAGTAAGGAAAATCTGGCGTTGATTGCCTGCCCATGTCGAGCCGATAGCGGAGCACCGCATCCTTGACCCTATCGCAAGCGACTACCGAACCGTCCTCGACGGCCTGGCAATAGTCTTCGACACGCAGGGAAACGCCACTTGCAATCAACTTGGAGCCCTCGCTAGCCACTGAGTAAACTCGTCCTCTTCTTCGGGTAACGCAGCAACCATTTTTGCCCTGGCCGATGGGGTTAAACCAAGCTCAGGAAGTAGTCGATTCATTTCCTCGCGATACTTATGAAGCTCGACCGAAAAAGGATTTCGTTTTGCATCTACGCCATCATCGGTCTTTTGAACTAATACAATCCCCGTTCGCTGAACCGCCTTTCGTGCCAACATCCACCCGCCATAGGCTGTGCAATATGCGATCATGATCTCGCGAAGGTCGCTTGAGCAAATCCCGTTGCGTTTCATGTCCTCAAGTAGCTGACCCCACTTAAACTTTTCGTCATCGCTGAAATAGTCTGGCATTTCAGGCTCATTCCCGTTTGCTTTTGGGGCTAATTTGTTCTCTCGCTGCGGGTTTTTGATGAAACTGCCCTGCATTTTGAGGATTTCCGGAGCGGTTTTTTTGCGTCCCTTGGTCATGATTACCCTACGTATTTGCAGCTTGCGGTTATTCTCGAAGACGAAATTGTCTTGCTAACGGCTGAGGTGCTCGTTTTTGTTGATGCGCCAGAGTGCCCAAGCCTAAGCACGATCCATCTATCGCTCTTGTGTCTGTGTTTAATCATAGCAGGATGACTGGTTGTAGACTGAAACGCATATCCAAGTTTTTTAAGGTGACCACCTAGCCATTCGCTTAAAGCGTTTCCGATTCCGACGCCTTGGAAATCCGGCAAAACAACCGTCCTATGCTCTCGCTTCGTGTTCTTTACGCTTGGGTGAACCAATGGAAGATAGCTCGTAAACGCC